CAGTATGTCATCTGCGGCACTCTCATCTAAAGAGAAGTTTACCTCATTGGCGGAGTTAGTAGTCTTGAAGTGAACAGTAGGGTCAGCAGCACTACCTGTTCGGATACTCAATTCACCATCAACGAATGAGGATATGGTATTTACTATGCCACTTTGTATTTCATCAGCAGCTACTACATCATCAAAGTGACTTCCTATTGTATCCCCTGTATCAGCAAAGAAAGAATAATCTTTAGTCCCAAACTTCTCTATAATTATATCGTTGTGAGCAGAAGATAGAGTTGACGTATTCCCATTTGAATCAAGATAATAGGCATACCCATTACCTGCTGGTGTACCACCACCTGAAGCCTTCCCATGAATATGATTACCTGTGATATGAAAATCTATTGCTGCCTCGCCTATCAGGTTGAATATCTTTAGAGTACCAGCATAATCGGCATTTTCCATATCCGCTTCTATTCTGTTGTTACGGATAGATTTTTCTCCCGTATCAGTAGAAGTTATATGAAATACATTTACAAGGTCATCGACATCATCTATATCCACCACAATCTCGGTATCAACAATGCTATAAGCAAGTGTACCAGCTAAATCTATGATAGGATGTGTAGCTGCCCCTGCGTTAGTACCACCGAAGTTATAGATAAGTTTACTTCTGAGTATTCTCAATGTACCACCATCATCATCTATTAAAGAACCTACATCGCCATTGTCTGTATTGATTAGTTGTAGAGTACATTCTCTGATGGCGTGTTGTCCAGTAGAGCTAGGAGAAGTTATTAAATCAAGTCCTGAAGTAGTTGTAGTTTCCGCAACCTTTAAGTTTTCTATTCCTGCATTATCTCCTGCATCAGAAGCAAAAGTAACAGTACCGTCTATGATGACATTACTACGCTTACCCACGCCTTGGAGAGATACAAAATCTTCCATAGTAATATTTTCGGTATATGTACCCGGATAAATTAAGATCACATATCTCTTGCCAGTAGCATTGTCTGTAATATCATCTATCGCAGCTTGAATAGTGGCAAAATCACCATCAGCCTTTGCTACGACTACTGCTTGCTGTGGAACAGCACCTCCACCGCTTACAGTCATAGTTCCTGTTATTCCTGATTGGGTACACTCCACACCCGCACCCGTACAGTCGAGCTTGAAGAACACACCTTTATCAACACCTTCATCTAAGATCCTTGTCGGTGGTAAGGCAGCGTAAGACGATGAAACCATTAAAAAGAAAATAAATAAGAGTTTATACCACATAGCAGTATTGTACCCCATCGTTCGAATTAGCTGCATCCACATATACTTTATTAACGTTATCTATCGGGAACCAATCCGTACTTCTTGCTTGCTCTAATACCATCCCCCTTGCGGAACTTACCGTACTCCCCCCTATAAACACGTTACCTGTATTACCCGCTTTTGCGAAAATATTGATTAACCTGCAAGGCGTGTCTGTAGTGGTTAATTGTTCTGCTGTTCCCGCACTAGTCACGTCTTTTGACCCGTCTCCAATCGTGTCAGGAGGAGTTATATTGACGGGTGTTTCTCCTCTTTTTTTATCTAGGCTCATCTTACCTCACCAATTTCTTTTGCAACTTCTTTAATGGTTTGCTCTATACGTTTTAATTCCTGTTTCCTATCATAAACTTTTGCCCAATATGCACCGCGTTTTAAATCGCTAATCTTTCTTTTAATTCTTTTAACTGCTCTGACTTTTAAATCGTTTAAATTCATCTTGTAAACAGACGATAAAGATTGTGCAAAGGCCTGCTCCCCCACAGTGAGTTTTTCTTTTCTGACCTGTTTTTTAACGAGTTTATTTAATTCATTTAACATCCTTGCTTGTGGCAATACAGTGGTAAGGGTGTATTTTAATTTAACAGGGATATCCATTCGTAAAAGTTCTTGAGTTTGATTATCGTATCGTTGTATCTCGCTTTCAAAATAGAAACTTTTATTCATTCTTAACTCAATGGGTGCACGTAAATAAGGGGTTATAAGTTCAAGAAACATCTCCTGTGGGCGAACCATTTTAGCCAAATCACCTGCGGGGAGAAGGCCTTCTAACGGTATATACGTCACAGTATCTATATCGCGTTGTAGTTCTATTGGTAATCGTTCATATAGTTGCGGAGAAGAATACTTGAGACGTAATAAATCTTTTGGGTCTCTCTGACGTAACGGTATGCCTAGTGGTGCGAACTTCTGGGGTTTCTCCCAAATCTGTTGTAGTTGTAAAGGTACGTTCTTGCGTGTCCATGTGTAGAAGGGCATTAATCGTTTAACGACTTGTTTTTCAAAAGCTGTTAAATCCGTGTAATCAAAAAGGAATTTCTTTACAGACTGTGCTGCACCGAGAATATCATCCCCCTTGTCTAGCCTATCTAGGAAATGTGCCAATCTTGCATTGTTTTCTATTGTCGTTCCAAAAGCCATCCCCCGACCAATTAATCCCTTGCTACCCTTAAGGGCTTGCTCTACGGCTGTCTCTACGTCAGCAGCATACCATCCCTGTCCAAGAACACCAGTTTGTTCTGCCCATCGAATAAAATCATCGGCTTGCTGAGGAGAAATTCCAATTTTATCCAATTCAGCTATTGCATACTTCCCCATCTTCCCGCCCTTGTTCCCGTACTTTCGGTACATTTGTAAGGCTTGTGCCCTAGGATATTGGGAAAGCTGAACACCCGCCAAGTGATTATTCCAAAGGTTCCCAACCATATTTCTAAGGTGGTATTTGGGGAAAGGCGCAAGTGTCCACTTCTTCCAAGCATTTTGAACAAAATCATATCCCTTTAAGAATACACCCGTTTCTTTTGGGTTAAAATATTGGGCAGTTGTCCTTCCTATTTCCTCTGCTATCTCAGGGTCAAACTTTAACCCTCTTAACCTAGGATTTAACCGAGTAATAGCATTAGGTAATTCCTCCCAATAGCTTGGCGCTTGTCTTTGTCCAAATTGCCGACCCACATCATCTAAGAACTGTGCGGAAGTAATCGCTTTTGCAGACCGACTCCCTCTAATATAGAGCGCTGCAGCTGGTTTCTTAAGAAAGAATTGCTCAACAGACCTCCCACCAAGACTTTTTAATCCATGTGAAGCCACAAAATCATTAAACTCTGCAAGGGTAAAATCCATAGTCTTACGTTGAAGAGCATTTGCTAACCGTGGATTCCATACCTTTGCATTTCCAACTCTTGCTTGTTTTAAGTATTTTTTCGCTTCTTGCACCGTAATGCGTGGAAAGTATTCAATACCACGATTCCCTTTTGCCAAATGGGTTATTGGTACACCCGCCTTCATTTCCTTTGTAAGCATATTGGAAAGGTGACTCTTCATTGTGTTGGCAAGAGCCCGCAATTCACCAGGAGCACTAGATGGCGCAATACCAGGTTGTTCGATAAGCCCGATAAGTTGTTTCTCAATGTCATCTACAGACTGACCAGATTTCCTTGACACATTTTGTATGATATTACGTACTTTCTTGGCATACAATAATTCCTTACCACGCAAATATTCTCTTTTTGTTAAATGGGTTTCTATGAGGTCATTGAATTTCTTGAACCCACTCTTCGTTACAAACATATTCCTTAGTGCGGTTGTTACTGGTTGGGCTTTTTCTGTAACAATCCCCAATGCTCTTTCTATGATGGGGATAGACTTCACTCCTTTACCAACAGTCTTAACACCTTTACCTACCCCCTTAGTAATTGCTTTATATCCAGCACCACCAAACCACATCAAGGGGTCAGATGCCACTTCTGCGGTGAACCCAGCTCCTGGAATACCATGGATACCGATACGGCTTAATAACTCATTCGCTGTGAGTCTTTCCTTCCCAGACATACCCTTGCCGCCCGCTTTCAGTATTTCTGTTGGGTCAAAAGGTTTCGTGGGTTGGTCTATTCCAACACCACCCTTAAAGGTAAGATGGGGTACTTGCTGTTCGAGTTCCGAGAGAGAGGATTTTACTGCGTATCCTGGGCGGGAGATAATGTCAATCACTTTCATAAATTTTGACATATCCTTAAAGGAAGCATCCTTGTCTGGAACAAGCCTCGGTTCATCTAAAACAAGTCTTGGGTTATCTGGAATAAGCCGTGGCATTAGTCCTCAATTCTATACTTTTTACCATCAACCATTACTTTCCAAACACCATCTTCTTGAAAAGCATCGGGCCATTGCTTGTAGGGTGATTTTCCTTTTGCGGTATCAATGTTCTTGTCTACATACTCCCCGTGTTTGATGGCATATACTTCTTCAGCCAGTGCAGATAATTGTTGTGGTGTTAATTCTTTATCTACAACACCCATTTTGGAAAGCTGTATGGCTATTGAGTATGAATCATCCCGCTTTTCTTTCTCTTCTTTCTCTTCCTTTTCTGTCTTTTTCTCTGCTCTTTCTACCCGTTTTTCTCCCAATTCCTGTGCTCCCGTGTACCCACCTGCGTACCCTTGGGATAAACCTGACGCACCTGCTAATACATTCTGGTTTCCTGTAGTGCTGCCAATAATCGCCGCTAGACCAGGTACACCCGCGCTAAGAAGAAGTTGCATTAAGAAATTGTCTTTATCATCCGTGTCTTTATCATCCGAAGTCTTGGGTGTAGAACTAGGTATTACCGATGGAGTCTGTGGTTTCTCTGAGGATTTTTCTGGGGTTTTCTCTGTCTCTGGTGGTTTTAAGAGGTTCTTCATGAAAGCCTGTATTAATGTAGGTTTTGTTTCGTCAGGGACACCTTCGAGGCTTTTTGCGAAATCCCCCGTTAGGCTCCCTATAGCTTTTGTCTTTGCTCGGACAGCTTGTTCTTCTTTGGTTTGTGGCTGCCCAATTTGGGGCATAATTTGTTGAGGAGTAACTTGCTGTGCTTGCCCCATATTCTGATACTGTTGCTGACCTCTATTGATAATATCTTCTAGTAATCCCATATTAACTCCTTACTTATGCCCATTTTGTTGCTAGTGCCCCGCCGACTCCCCCAACTGCGGTGCCTAACCCCTGAAATAGAGAACTGTATAACGCAGATTGTGATTGTTGGTTTGCCATTTGTTGTTGTGCCGCAAGACTCGCTGCTGTATTTGATTGGCTTACCGCTCCCGAATACTGTTGGTTAGGGCTTACCACCGGATTAACATATTGGGGTTGGGTGATCTGAGAACCAGGGAAAAGCATCTGTAACGCTGGTAACGCTGATTGAATCGCGTTTAACCGTGCTATCCTGTCTCTATCGATATCTTGTACCGCAAATTGATTAAGTAAATCACCAACCGCAGTATCTTCTCTCGCCTGCCGCCTGCCTCCATATAACGTACCCCCTACATTAGCGCTTGTCTGTATGGCGCGTTGTAAATCGCTTACTGACTCTCCTCTTATCGCTTGCTGTGCTTCTTGTTGTTGTGGGGTAATTCCTTGAGGGCTTATTAACTGCTGTAATATATTGCCTAACATCTGCTCTCTTACACCCTGCTCACCAGGAAAGACTTGCTTACGAACATCTTCCTGTAATTGCGTTGTCGCTCCTAATCCGTATTCAGGGTTAGCCAGAATATCGTACTGTACCTTTGCCGCGCCTGGCATGGTATTTATCTGTGCTTGTAATTGTGCCTGTGCTTGTTTTACAGGGTCAATCTTTTCTGGTGCAGGAGCAGGGCTTGATTTGCCCCCACCACCGCGTTTTGTAAATCGTACATCCGTACCTTTGTCTAAAGAAAATAAAACTAACCAACACAGAATACTTAAACTAAACATCGATACCTCTCCTTGCTAATTTGTTTCTAGGGAAAGGGCCTACTAACGCATCTCGTTGGAGATTGTTCCAATAAACCCAATTAACATTTTTCATAAATTCGTGCTTATTCATCTTTGCAATTAATTTTTCTATACAACCCTTTGCAAACCCGCTTCGAAACTTTGGATGTACCCATAAGTTTTGGATATAAACATACTCTCCATGGTCTTGAAATTGTCCTTCTTTATTAACAACTTCCCACTCAATGAAACTATAGATGAATCTATGTTTTGTCTGTAAATAAGTTATCATAAGACGTATTGAACTATTACAATTCCAGTACCACCTGCACCACCAGAACCAGCGTTTGCTCCGCCACTGCCACCACTACCTGTTACTCCTGCACTTCCGCTTGCAGCACCACCGCCGCCATCAGCGCCTGTTGCACCAACACTTAAACTGCTTCCACCACCGCCACCAAGATATCCAGAACCATCACCGTCCGCACCTGCACCGCCCGCAAAGCCAGGAATACCGCCCCCGACCGTTGCTGTTTTCGTTCCGCCTGTATTGTATGTTGTCCCGCCTGTACCGCCTGGGCCGTCTGCAACTGAACCTGCAGATTTTCCCGCACTACCGCCGCTTCCACCTTTTACATATAAAGTATCAAACCTCGTTTCACCCCCAGCAGATCCGTCTAAACCTGCCCCTCCACCTGCACCGCCAGCACCTACCTCTACGGCATATCCTGTCGTGGGAACAACTGTATGGGGGGTATCTATGGTATAGGCACCACCACCGCCACCGCCACCGCCGTATTGACCGTTCTCACCACCGCCACCACCTCCACCGCCGCCAGCCATCGTTATATATACCCTTGTCACTCCTGCTGGACAAGTCCACGTGTCATTGGAAGTATAAGAGGTTGTACTCAGCATCGCATCAACATATGTTTTTGTTGCTTTCTCTGTTGGTATGGCAGTATCAGAATCTCCGGCAAGAGTCCCGTCTGTAGAGAACTCTGTGACCGCGTTCGTCATTGTTATAGAAGTAAACGTAGCCACTCCCGCAGAAACGCCTCCGATTGTTACATCGTCTATTGTTCCACCGTTAATATCTGCGGTTGTCGCTACTAAATCAGCGAAGGTGGTTTGTGCCGTTATCGTTGCTCCTGAAAAATCTAGTGTTCCCGTGAACGTTGTGTTCTGAGAAATAGTTGATAAATCGACTTTAGTCTCATCAATATCTGCGGTTGCGCTTATATCTGCATTTAAAATCGTTCCGTCCGCATAAGTATCTACACCCGCGGTTAGGTAGTCGAACACCGCGTCCTCATTTGCCGTAACGTGTGCTGAAAGAATAGTTGTCCCTGACGTGTAAGTGTAAATCCTCGCCGGGGGGCCTGCAACAGCATCACTAATAAAACAAGGTGGGGATAGTAAGAGAAATAAAATAAGTAATTTTTTCATTATGAACTCCCTAGGCATAAGCACGCGTCTGCTGTCGCGTCACTACAGTTTACTATTGTACTCCCATCAAACCCGAACCCACAACCTGCGGTACACGTGGTATTACACTCCTGGTTAGCGCTTTTCTGGATTGTCCATCCTACCGACGTGGTGGTGGTTGATGTAAGAGAACTCGATACTCCGACTGTGCCAACGATTGAAACGTTACCTGTATTTGAGAATGTGCCCGTATTCGTGATGTTCTGTGCTATGGTGGTTAGATTTAACTTGCTTGCAATAATATCCGCACTAGCGCTGATGTCCGCATTGACAATCGAGAAGTCTTCAAACGAGTCTACCCCTGCGGATAAATAGTTGTAAAGCGTATTCAAATCGTCATTGACTTCATCCGAGTCGATGGTTGTCCCCGCACTAAAAGTGTTTGGTCTGCTCGGAGCACCCGCATAACTCAGTAACGCTAGGATTAAAAATAAATGTGTTAATTTCATATTTCCCCTACTTTGTTGTAAATGTATGATTGTTCCCTCTATACTGTATGCGTACATTCGGCCCTGTCTGGATTAACCAGAACTCGCCATCATTAGGGTCTGCCTTCGATGTGGTGACAAGATCTAACTCTAACCGCCCGTTAATAATGTTTTGTAAATCTATTAAAATCCTGTTGAGTTTCTGGATTTGTTTCTCATCGGATAAATCGGTAAACGTGAAGGGTTTCTCCATCCTCGCCCCGCAAAGAACTAGAACTAATAATATAATTAATAATTTATTCCACATCCATCACGTCCGCTAACATATGAAACCCGTATAAATGAAAGTTTTCGTTGATATCCGCGTTCTCAAACTTATACTCTATCATCCGCCCGTACCCGCTAAGTAAAGTCGTATAAAACTTGTCTCCTGTTGTCCCCCAGACACCGATATCCCATAACGCTGAATCCCATAAACTCGATGTTGATGGACTAAGGTTCTTGGCTTCACTTCCTAGCGTTGACCCGAAATCTACAGAATAACTTACAATGACTTCATCCCCTGTAGATTCTTCACCCCAAAGGAATAATTTACGGAAGTTTTTAAGTCTTGGGGAATCCCCGAAATCGTACCATTTAGTGGTATACGCGGCATCTATCGCACCTATCGAGTAATTACTCGTTGTCGTCGGGGTAGTGGTGAACGCTGTGGCTACGGCAACACCCGTTGAGGTGTTATACACAATAACCTGTTCTTCTCCCGCCCCTGTCCCTGAGGTTATCTTGAATAAACATCCTGTCAGTTGGGTTGTGCTGAACCCAGGGGTAGAGTCTTTAATGAACTGTGCTCCTGTTATCGTGCGGGTATTGACCGTGCCTACAGATTCAACTACACCGACATATCCTGTCCCATCACCGCCGTCTGATGTATAATCGGGGTTATCTAACCAATACACATGCGCGTCGTAGTTCCCGAAATAGGTTTTTACAACACTGGAATCTTTGATTTGACCAAACGCATTGGCGTTGATATCAGTATGTTTAGTCCATTCGCCGACCTCTGTCTGAAACTCGTAAATACTGTCGTTCTCCGTTACACCGCTTGTACTGGACGAGAGATAGTAAGAATCCCCGTCAAACGTGCTTACGGAATATTGGATTCGTGACGAGTTGAGATTGTCGAGTGTCGGTTGGATAATCCATCCGATATCTGTAATCGTAGCGCCGTTGAATAAATATACCCTCTTATCTTCGTCAAGAAAAATAATGGCACGGCGGTTATCTTCCAAGAGGATTGTTTGTATCGAATCCCTAGCAATCGAACCGATGTTCTCAATGACTTTATTAACGGTAAAGACATCATCCCCTCCTACAAAAGACGCTTTGTAAATCGAGTTTCTTAAGAAAGCGTAAAGGTCGCCGTATAACTCGGCAAACCCTACAATTTCATCTCCCGCAAGTGCGCCTATATCGATATAATCCTCATCCGTCCAAGACTGTATCGTACCGACATTCGACCATCGTGCACGCGTAGGGTACTCTGTCCCCGCCTCAACGGTATTCCCTAAAACTAAATAGTTTTTATACCATATAACCGTTTTTACTTTAGTTACGGCATCACTTAAATCAGATAAATCTAAATCAGAGTATTCAGGGGTAGAATCTATTTTTAACGGTAAATCAGTATCGTTCGTGCAGACAGCGTAATCTAACGCGCTGATACATTGCCACTGGTTGTTCTTGCCTGTGGTGATACCCGTTACTTTATGCCCTTCAGGTGAATCAGTAACTTCCGTCCATGCTGTCCCTGAATCGTACTTTAATTTCTTCCCGACAAACGCGTAAATCCGTTCATTGCCGTTAGAATATTCCATATAGAATATCCCGTTAATCGCAGGAGAATCTATATCTAAATCGTCTAGTGTGTCATCTACCGGGTCGTACCCTCTGCGTTTCTCTAAATCAAAACTGCGGGATAATTTAACGTTTTTTAAATCCGAAGCTCGTCCGTCCTGTAATAACGGTGCGCTGGTACGTGTATCTAACCCGCGGAATCCCATAATAGTCTGGGGTGGATATCCGATTAACTTAGGGTTTTGTGCGTAACATAAAGTTGTAAACAATAAGAATACTAAACATTTACGCAACATCGGCTGTTGACCTCCTGATATGAGGAAACTGTCTGAACCTGTGTCTTTCTAGCCTGGGGATAAAATCGCTTACCCCCCGATCAGCATTAACCATCGCTCTGACACTCGCTGAATATAACGCTTGTGTTGTGGTGAAATCGTTCTCTTTCCCTAAAAACTGGTAGACCTTGGCTAAAGTACCTAACCTTATAACATAATGCCAGTTCGGGTCGAATTGCGGGACATCGCTATCTCTAACTAATTCCCTCAAATGAGAGTAGTATTGAATGTAAATAGTCATCGCACTGCCTGGAATAGGGTATAAATCCATGACCTTGTGGATAGGGTTACGCTCTTCCTTTCCTAACGTAGTGAGTGTGGTCGCACCTGCAGTAATCGTTATCGTCCCCGTGGTGTTCTTGCTCTTGGAAACAAAGATATCTCTTGCATCAAACGTGGTGGAACCTGTAACCGTGGTCGTACCGTTTAACACATAACTCTCTGACTGAAGAATACCGTTTACATACCCCCATATTGTTACCGCTAAATCGCTGTCGTTATCGTCGGAAGTAGAACTCGATACCACATCTATCGTGTCTGCAGTAGAAAGTTTAGTCCCTACACCGGATATTTCCCATAACCTGTAAAGTACAGGGTTCCCCGTATCAGTAGGTTCGGGCTCGTATTTGAGGAATTGTTCGTCTGTAACACGGTATATCTTGGTTGGGGATTCTCGTTGGGTGACGATAGCAACGTCTTTGATATCCCTCTCTAACACGTATTCTGATGTCGAAGCCGTGGTGGTAAAAGTAGTCTTGCGTTTTAACCATGACCATCGATGATGGATTTCTTTTCTAAACGCCCAACCTGGGGATTCAACTTCTCTTAAGGTGAGATTTATGAACTCTTCGACGAGTGACCCTATTTGCGAACTTTCTTGGCGGGTTGTGGAGAGTACGTGATCCTTTATTGCTTTGCGTGTTGACAGCATTTATTTCCTCATTTCTGATTGCATACACCGAGGCATATGCGAACATAGCGTAAATAGAAGGTAGCCAAAGGTGCGAAGTGTAATTAAAAATACAGCTGATACAAAAACCCAACACAATAGCTTTAAGGCATATTGAAGTGTGGTCTGAAACCCTATTTTTAAAAAATGTATATATGACATTGATAATTAAAATTAACCCGATGATTCCTAGTTCAAGCGCGTAATGGTAATACTCTAAATGTAAATGCCGTAAATCAGGGAATAAGGTTTGCTTATAGATGATGTTTATCCCACCTAACCCTATCCCTGTTACTGCGTGAGATTTAAATAACGGGTAGTAATACTTCCACCACTGGATTCGCCCATGTGGGTAAAATAAATCTTTGTTTATAAGGGTTAACACGAGTAGGCTTACTACCGCTAGGGGGAGAGCTATATAGAACGCCTTCCTTCTTTTAAAGTAAAGTAGATAAGCGCCGACACATAAACTAGTAATAATACCTGAAACAGCCACATCATTTTTGTGCTCTCCCGTTACGGTCAGTAAAATAAGGCACGTTAAGCCTAATACAAACCAGTTCTCCTTCTTCTTCTTGATGAATAGTAACGGTATACACATAGCGAGGAATCCCGCTAGATGCGTTCCGTTCCCGATAAACCCGTTGACAGGGTTGTTCCAGTATTCATGAAATTGGGGGTGGTCTTTTAATAAGAATATGAAAAATTGGCTTAAACCGAAATATTGTAATACACACACAAATAACGTTGCGATTAACCCCCAACGCATATACTCTAAGATCTTCTCAACCTTCTCTTTGTTCAAATATTGAACGATGAGCTTATAGAAGATAAGTAAACAAAGCAGATTGAAATAAGGGAGAAAATGTTGTAAATCATACTTCCCCTTTACCTGAGCAAGAAAACAGAATACCCCCACACTTAACCCTATCCAGCCGTGTAATAATCCGAGTGGTTTGTTTTTAAGAGTAGGTACCCCTTTATAAAAGAACGATAACGTGAATAATATAAATATCCCTGTCTGTACCCAAAACCCTTGTGCATGCCAGATATCTAACCCATAAAATATGAACGGTGCTAAATTAGTCCCTAGTATCGTGAGTACAAATATCCAGAACATATACCCTTTCAAAGGGGACAGCGAGGGATGAAAGGATGAAAGAACCCTCGCTTAATTTGTCCCCTAACTCTTACTCGCAGTCTATGTTTGCTAGAACAGAACCGCCTGATGCGGTTGCTGTTGCATAACCAAACTGTAATCCCTTGTCAACCCCCGAAGAAGGACAAGAACGCGCTGTTCCTGCTGTTCCTGAAGTACAAAGGAACGTTCCAGCTACGATGTCAGAACCGACACCGGAAGAAGGAACTGTAACAGTCGTAACTCCGTCTGTAACCATAATCCCGTCTGCTCCTACTGCTGCACCGACAAGAACTATACCAGCGACAGGGCCGGTACCAGATGTCGTTGTAACATCGACGTAATTATCGTTATCTCCTGTAGAGTCGTCCGTATCCCAGATAACAACCATACCCGCAGTCAACGTAGTTGACGAGCTACTGTTATAATAGGATGTTACTTCTCTACAAGGGCCTGCTGAAGGGTCACAGATTGTACCTGCGTATGCCACTCCTGCAACGAATAGGAGGGCAAATAAAGAAATAAGTAATTTTCTCATTGTTCCTCCTTAAGCCGTTGTGTTAGTTTGAACCCCTTGCGTTCTCCTAGACCCTGTGGTTAAATTACCGTACAAAGCCATTAATGCGGATTTCGCAAGTTGGTCATCTTTTTCTTGGAATTTGAACATTTTCATGTTCCCTTGTGCTAATACCTGCAACCATAAGCTATCAGTATCTACGAAGTACGTATTGCCCGTAGGACAATTATCATCGAAAAGTACTGGTAACGTTGTGTATTGAAGGTGTCTAAACCCTGCATCTGCAAGGTCTGTTTGAGCATATCGAATATTGCTCGTCAATCCGATCTCATATAAACCGTAGATTGTCTTAGTCGTAAATACAGCCCGCGGGCCTCTACGCCCGTAAATTGTATTATTTAAGATATCATTCCACGCTTTTACCCCTGTATCGGATGTATTGAAGGCCGTAATTGCCGATGTGTTGGTATAGTTGTGCCAATACGTTAATGCTGTACTAGCGGTACAATCTATCCCACCGACATTACTTTGACCAGTTGGTGTCTCATGGATTAAAAACTGTAACCCGCCGAAGTCGTTTGAGCCTGTACCATCTCCAAAAGCCTGGTCGCCCATTAACTCGGACATTGAAATCTCAGCTTCTAACCTTTTAACATCAGCAAGTTCGAGTAATCTTTCTTTATTGCCAGCGTTCATCGCTAAGTCTACATCAGACAAAACAATAGAACCCGCAGCAACTTTGATATCATACTCTGCTCTTGTGATTGCATCGGTCACGTTAAGACCAATGGTGTCCAACTTAGAATACATCGCAAATGAAGGGTTAGTTTTGTAGATAATCGGATGAGTGAATTTCCTACCACCACCAACTACTTTGATATTGCCTGCTTGTCTTAACATCCAATATAACGCATTGTTTGTTGAGATAGCATCGAATATCTCTTTACCATGATTCTGTAAAGTAGTGGTAATTAAGGTAGTAAAACTACTATTACCTACTGCCATTTGCTAACTCCTTACAAAGTTCCATCCCAATCTGTCTCTAACTTTTGCCGTATTTCATCCCTGTAAGACGGTGTCTCTGAGGGGATACTGGTGTCAGAGGGGACTGATGTCCGTTCAAGATTGGCTTGAACTTTTTGTTGTGTTTTCTTTGTTGTGCTTACTTTTCCTGTTTTTTTGGCTTCCTCAATCCGTTTAGTCCCCATGACCGCCATAGTGGCTTTGTCAAGAGACATACCCAGAGAAACATATTGCGCTATTTCTTTTTCTTCAGGGGAATTAGGTTTAACGTCACTATTCTCTTGACGGAACTGCTTTTCCTGAATACTTGCAATAGTCCTGCGTAATGCTTCGTTCTCCCGTAAGATGGGAGCAGAAAGTTCCTCACCTACTTTTTGGGCTTCTTTCCGCATCTCACCTTTGAGCTCCCTTAAGAACTCTCGGGTGGCTGGGTCTTGTGCACCGTACTTTTGGATTAAATCTATCTCTTGTTTCGTCGCGGCTGGTGCATTGGGTTGAGATAGTTTGTCCGTTAATACTTGCGCCTGCTGTCGCCATTGCTCGGCTTCTTGGGCGGCTTGGTTCTTTTGGTCGATGACCTCTTTGAACCTGTCGTACGGTATGGATTGCTCTTCCTGAACAGCTTGTTCCTCGGTTGCTTCCGATTGTTCAGTTTCCGTAGTGGACGGGTCTACAGTGTTTTCGTCCTGTATTTCTTCTACCATCATTCCTCCTCTTTTTACGTCATAGTGGACGTGGTTAATGGTTGGTACTTACTGCAGAAAAGCAAAGACACTGGAAACATCTACTTCTGCAACCAGGTATCCGCTCATTCTGTCCATATCAATAAGGTCTTTCTTTAATTCTAACTTGACTTTCTTTAGGTTCTTAGCGTTTTCCCCGAACTTGAAAAGTAATAAATCCACGCCTACACCCGCCTCGGCACCTGTTCTCTGGTTATCGGTGTTGCTTAGATAGGTGTCTTCATAAGGATGGGTGTGTTCCCTGATAGCGGTTGTTTTATAACTCGTTCCGGGCTGGTTGTAGATTTGGTTCTTTTGGGTTTCTTTTATTTCTGCAAATGCAGGGGTTGCTAAGAAAACGATTAATACTAGAATAATTAATCTTTTCATTTTTCTCCTTTAACTTGGACTTGGTATCCTGATTTTTTTCATACTGCTTAATGCTTCCACAATTAAACCCTGGTCTTGCTTTATCTTCGTTGCTTCCTTTGAGCTTAACGTGTCCTTCAGGGATTTCATCTCTCTTATCTGTTGCTTTAACATAGATATTTCAGGGTCTTGCCTTTTCTTTTTCTTGAGATAGGCTTCTAAAAGAGTGAGCTTACGCATAAATCCCTTGTTGAGCGCATTTTGCATTTTGTTCTCTGGGATCTTTATGGTAATTGTGCTCATTTTAACCTGACGTTCTTATTCGGTGTTCCTCTTTGTTTGGCATCCCCTTGAGGTTGAGGTGTGACCCTCGCTGAACCAGGTGATTTTTTGGGAGCCCTCTGAGTTCGTAAATGGTTTGGTTGGGTTTCCTTCAATTTCATTTTTCTACTCCTCTGCTTGTATTTTTTTTCTATATGTTTTATCCCTCATGTCGCCCGATAGTTCCGACCACTTTGAGGGGTTGGTGCTCCCGTCCATAATGAGTTTGTTCTGGTTCATGTACTCTTTTTTTTCCTTTCTACTCTTGAACGGGCGTTGTAGTGCTCTGTCGAAATACGGTGAATCGTCTTTAGGGAACCATATCGGTGTCCCTTTTGAATCTTTAACTTGTAAACCATGTCCTATACTGGCCTTGGAAAGTAACTTGATCGCTTTCTCCCCGCAATGTACTGCGTTGTGCATCTCTTCAACGATATGGAACTCGTCAAATTCTTCCCCGCACATCGTACACTCATAAGTATAGAGAGGGCACATTATGTTTTCTTTCTTCTGTTGAGTTTTCTTCCCAACCTATCGTGTGTATAATTTGTAACATATTGGAGAAAACTAAGTGCTTTTTCTCGTTTGTAGGAATATAGATACGGAAACACTTTCTCTAGAAGTGCTTTTGCTTCTAATATTCTGCATATTTCGATTTCAGTACATCTACTATTTTTATTTTTATACTCTATAAAATATATACCTAATCCATGAAGAATTGACCTACACTCATTTAGTATTCCTTCATCTGAATTAGTAATCATAACTCTGCATAAATGTGTTCCGCTTTGACGAGATTTGCGCAGAACAATACAACCTTCTCCATCAATAATTCCACCAAGATAAGCTATTTTCTCTGAAGATATATAGAGAGGCATTATGTTTGGGGTAGTCCTGGTGTTGGTTGTCCTACTAAACTGCGTAACTCGTTCATTCCGCTGCCTTCGGTATACCCGCCTTTCCCTTCTTCCGGCGGGATTAACCCTTGTGTACCCTGGCTGATGGTCTGGATGATTTTACTCACATCACCTATCGCTTCAGGATATAACTGTAAAACAATCTTTAAGAACTCACCGATATTGACTTTTATCCCCTGCTGTTGCGCCATCATTACTAAATTGGTATTTGTAGCGATGTTGATTAAATCACCTAATTGTTTGCGTATCCCGACAATATCGTTACGTTGCGTTGAACCGACAACCATCTCAAACCTGAACCCCCCTCGATGGAGTTTATCGCTCATCTCTGAATCGATATCTTCAAGCCATGTATACATGACTTGACCTGTTTGTGGATCAACACCCGATTCGCCAGTGATTAATTGTAAGTCTTCAAACGGTGCGAATTGTTTGACAATCTGCCATAATTTCGTGGCTTGACGGTTTAAATACTGGCTTACGAAATTGTTCATATCCGCTAACCTTAACGTCTCTGCCCCATGACTTAATTGCTCGCCTGTTGCGGTCTCTGCCGTACTCACTCCTAATAGTTTGGCTTTGGTAACACCCGTCTGTATCGTGACAACATCGAGGATCTTGTCTAACACACCCACTAAATCACCTTTTAGTTGGGTAAACGAAAGTTCTTTAAACATCTCGTTTGGATTACCGTTACACTTGACTATCGCCCCGACATCGCCTTCTTCTAACGTGCGTTCCCCATCATCCCCCAACTTACCCGTATCTACCGCTATCTTAGGGACAAAGCGGTCAATTTGGTTTAATATCGAGTCCATCGTGGTGGTGAAACGGTCTTGTAACGCTTTAATCTTGGTTAAATCGCTGATTGGATATAACTTGTGCCCGTGTTTGTTGAACGTTAAGACATCCGCTTGCCAACCATCTATCTCATAAGGTGATTCTTCGTGATATAACGCTTTATAATCGTTCTGGTCTTTCGCCATAACAAGAATATAGACTTTATTCTCATTACGATAATGGATTTCATATAAATCTATCAGTTTGAACTCGTCTAATGCGCTTACAGGTACGGTTTGACCCGTCACTGTGGGGAAATCAGGGACATCCAGCCCTTGTAATTTATTGGTGTTCTTGTACTTAGGGTTGGCTTTAACCTGCTCTAACGTCTTGCGGGTGCAATGTGCCCACCATTGGGCTTCTTCTAAATTTCGGGCACGCGGGTCGATTAATACTTCGAACGGAGAAAGATATTGTATATACGGGGATTCGGAAATAATATTATAATTCAACTCGGGGACAGTGATCTCTTCATTCTTGGGTTTCTTTAACCCCATGCGTTCAAGGAAGTTACGTTGTCTGCGTTTCTCGATTTCTTTTTTGTCAATAACATCGACCCCGTACTTGGTCGCATAACCGATCTTGTAAACCCCATACCCTAAAACATACGCATCCCATATAATACGTTTATTGATATCTTCTACCCCTATCTCTCGATAGTAGTGATTAACTATCTCCCTTGCTAATGGTGCGGCAGGTTCATCTTCCCGCCTTAATGGAACAGCGTTTATCTTTGGGTTCTTAAAGTAGAGTGCTGGAACAACGTTTTTTGCAATCGCATGAAATAAGTTTAATGTGGTATACTGTTCTTCTTCTTCGTAAAGCCTGCCTAACGCAATACCTTTTTCATAGTAATCTACATTCTCCCCTGCTTTAGTGATCTCGTTTTGGGCGTACTTCCCGAAATTTTCGTCTCGGTACTTAGTGGCAAGCTCGAGTTCGATTTTCCATTTCTCAATTTCTGTTAGTTTCATGTTCCAGCTCTTCCCTTAATTCAAGATATTTTTGGTATGTAAGGGGGACACCAATCCATCGTTCAAGGTCGCTTTTATAAATATGTCCCTCAACATTCTTATTGTTTAAAAGTTTCGTCAAACTCAATCCCATGTTCTTGATAGAATTTGCGTTTCTTGTTAATAACATTCTTGAAAATCTTGTCTAACCACCACGTAGGGAACTCTTGATATAACTCTTTTAAGAAGTAGTACCACCCGGGGGTGTTCATGCGTTCCATCCACATGGATACTGTGATGTTTAGTAGTTTTTTTCCAATAAAATACCCGTTGTCTGTAGGGGTGAATATCTTCCCGAATCCCCCTTCTCCATGGGTTTCGTAAGCATACATATCATTAAATGCTTTCTCAGAGAAATCGTAATCCCCCACAGCAAAGAGTCTGTATACCCGTGTCATCCTTTCATAGTTTTTGTTCATGCTATCTTTTGTGCTTCTTTTCCTTCACCAATCGTCTTCCCGCGTGCTAATTGTGGTTCTTTTGGGATTTCAACTTTTACTTCTTTCTTGACTTCTTTTTTCTTCATCTTCTCTCCTTACGTGAATGAGGGGCGTATCCGTGATGGTTTGTAACGCCTGGGTAAATGTTTGAACCTTCGTTCTCTCTCCTGTAGCCATTGCTGCTCTAACCACGCAGCACTATTTTTCGGGGGGCCCGCTTTCTTCGGAACCCCGCCTGGTCGGGTTAGTTGGATATGCCAGCTTAATGAATCAACAATATCGTCATGCGGGGACTTGGGGTATTGAAGCATCTGATACGCTAATGTCGAGAAATCCCCGTCTAATAACTCGAAACTTCCTCCTGGAAAAAGTAAATCGCCGCGTTCATGCCATGCCGCTAATGCTTCGATACGTTGGTGCTTCCCTTCCCCTCTACGCCAACGCGTCTGAAACGGTTCTACCCCGAACCTGTGGAACGTCGGATCGGTTTGTTCTCCTTGAATACGGTCTCGGATATCTTTTTCTAACCTGCCTCGAAAAAAGGTTGTCTCCACCCCTAACTTAGTGAAATGATAGGTGTGGTTTAATCGGAATATCGCGTTAACCTGGTCATTCGGGCTGATGCGTTTGTTGATTATATCTAATAAATATAGTTTGTTGAACCTATCTGTCCCGCATACCGTGATCGCAGAGTAATCTTCCCCTTCCCCTGCGGGATCTATCGTTGCGGTGATATAAAGGTCTTTATACTTACCTTTTGTCCGGTCTTCGTTCTTTTCTAGCGTTCCGTAGAATTGGAAATCGCTTTTCTTGAACGTTGCGGTTTCGTCATCTACAGGGTTGTTTAAATAAAGAGAGGAGAATATGAAAGAGCCTTGTCTCGCTTTTTGTGTATCTAAGAACTCTTTGTCTAACCCTATGGGGGAAAAAGGGTACTCGTTCCCAACTATCGCGGACTCAAGAAAAATCTCGAACTCTTTGGTTTTCTTATTCTCCTCAATTAACCTGCCGTAAAGATCACCGAAATGCCATCGTGTCCCAACAATCAGTGTTTCACCTTTCGGGACTAAAAGAGAAAGGGATTTCTGGTAGCAGGCATGGGTTTTATCCATCTGGTCTTTTGTGGTGGTATTGACATCCGAAACGATATCATCAAAAATTATAATATCGTAATGCGCACCGACTTTTGTGGTCTCTATCCCACCCGTATCTACATTGGGTTCTTTATACGCAATACCGCGTATGCGTAACTCAATCATGGATTCGTTCCATTTCCCCTTATGAGGATCGGTTTCCCACGGGCCGTAAATATCTCTGAACTTCGAACGTTCCGCTTTCCCGTAAATATGGTTTTTAATGTCGGTCAGAAACCCTTGTGCCTTTGTCGCGGTATCGGAATAAATCAGGATCCTTAAATTAGGGTCTGACGCGAGTTTCCAAAGAGCATAACCTACCGTGCAAATACAGGATTTGTACGAGTACCGCGGCATTAATACGATGCGTGATCGTTTGTTCTTAGACTGGATCTTCCCGCAAAGATTGTCGTGGATAGAAAGCATGTCCCCATACCCTAAGATGTCTTTGCAGAAGAATTTGAAGTCTAATCTTCCTAGTTCCGATAAACGGGATTTTTCTTTTAAATCCATAAAAAAAAGAGTCCACCGTTATGCACGATAAACCCTTTCAATTTAAGTGCTTTACTTGCGATGACGATATATCGCGTTCACTTTCTCTTCGTCTGTACTTGCTTTCTTTAACTTCCTCTTAAGCTCTTTTCCTGACTTGTGCTGGGATTTGAGCTGCTTTGAAATCTTTTGTGCTTTCTTTAACTCTTCTGCCATCGCCCCTTTGATACGTTTTAAAACTTCCATTAATTCGGCCTCCACCCAGCTTTACGCAGTGTCCCGTACACATACTTGTCTTGTCGTTTCTTGTCCCCTGGGAATTTCTTCCTCGCTTGGGTCTTGAGTTTCTTTTCTACCTTCTTCGGCATTACGCCCCCCTCACAGGATAACCCGTCCATCCTTTTATCCCGTACTTCGTCGGTCTGGGATAGGCTTTCTTCGGAACATTAATTCCCCGCGCTTTGTCTTTCTTCTCCATCTCTTCCTTCGTTAAAGGCTTTATCGGCTCCATACTCTCCTCCACCTCTTCCCGTTTACCTCATACTCGTCTTTCGGAGTTCCCCTTACCGCCTTCGTATCAGGCTTGGTCTTTAACGGGGAAATACCCTTTTTTATCCTGCTTTCCACAAACTTGCTTGATTTCGTCATCGTAAACCCTTAATGTCTGATACCATGCACAATAGGCTCTTGGGTGCTTGGTATACGCGTTTAACATCTGGGAAAGAAAATTCATCGTTTTATTGGTAGCCCAGGTACCTTTTGTAACTCTTTTAACCATAATTTACTGTATATATTCCGATGTCCCTCTATATACCAGCCGTCTTTGAAGATGACCTGCTTATTCGCCAAAAAACTCCCGCACCCACAGGCACATTCCGTTGTATCATGCCCTAATCGCCCAAATCCTTCTGGCGTGTCATCTATATACATTCTTACCTAACATGTTTTACCAATTCCTTATCGCACCCTTTAAACACCATATCGGATAAATGAAAATCAGCAAGTACAGGATACTGTTTAATATAGTTAACGATAAGGAAGAGGAGTTAGAGGACGAAGTTTGCAAGCTTTCTTATTTACTTATGTATTTAAA